CCTGGTCGGTGGGCAGGAAGGGGATGAGGTTCGAGGCGTGGTCGAACATCCCCTTGGCCGAACGCATGACGTAGCGGATCTTCGTCCCCAGATCCTTGGCCGGCACCTTCTCGATGTCCCCGCCCGGCATCTTCACCTTGATGTGGTCGTTGATGGCCTCCGGCTTGCCGTTCACCCAGCGAACCTGATCAGGCAGCACGACTGAGGCAGCGTGGAAGGTGGGGACGTTGAGGTGGGTGTTCTTCCCTGTCTCGTGGTCGTAGACGGGAGCCTCCAGGTCCTTGCCGTTCTTCCGAGCTCCGATGCCGAGGTGAAGGGTGATGCCCGTCTTCTCGCTCTCGGGCGTGTGCATCGGATCGAGGAAGCCGAAGTGGCTGGGGTTCACCACCTGCATCGAGGTGACGAGGTTGTGCTCACCCTTCATGCCGCCCAGGTCAGGGGCGATGAGCGTGGTCTTCCGACTGTCGGAGAGCATCTGCACCGGGTTGGTCTGCTCCGACCGCTCGGAGACTGAGCCACCCTTGGTGAAGAACTCATGGACCGGACGGTTGAAGAGATCGGTCGAGAGGATGTCCCCCACCGACTCCTTGTGGTCCACCGTGTGCCGCATTCGGGCCTTGATGTTCCTGGCACTCTTCCGGATGCGCTCAGGCAAGAAGTCTTCGAGACCCGCCACCTCCTTGAAGGCCAGAGAGTCGCGGTCGTCTGGCTTGCTGGTCCCTGCGGCGACCCCCAGGATCTTGGAGGCAGCCAGAGTCAGGGTCTCTCCATTCACCTTGGTGAAGGGCTTGCCCAGGGTGATGGCCGTCGTGTCCGGCAGGAGCTCAGTGTCCCCAAAGAAGGTCCCGACGTGCTTAGCCAGGCCCTCCGTTGTGGTGGGCAACTCATCCCCCTCACTGGTGGTCTTCTTCCAGAAGCTCAGCAGGGCGTTGTGGGTCTTCTCGTCGCTGCGGATCCGGTTGATGTCGAAGAGCTGCTTGCCCCACTCCTTCTCCAACTGGTCGTCCGCCACACCCATGCTCTTCAGCACCGGGTACAGAGGGACGTTGGAGTCACCCACCTTGAAGGTGAACTTCTTGGTCTTGTTGTTGAAGGCGACGGAGAACCCGCGACCGATGGGGCTCTTCTTCAGGTTGAACTCCGACTCCAGGTCTCCGCTCTCCTGGACGCGGGCATAGACCCCAGACTTCAGTCGGAAGAGATGGTCGATCTGGTACTCGTTGCCACCGACGATGTAGCTGTGGCGGTCGGTGATCTTGGGGATGCGAGCCAGGGTGGCGTTCTTCTTCTCATCCACCACCTTGCCAGTAGCCCGGTTGATGAGCTTGATGTCCGCCTTGACCGGCACGCCCCAGGTGCCCTCCTTGTCTTTGGCGTCGAGCTGAGACTGGATGTCGTCGTGGGAGAGGTTGTCCTCGACCCGCACGTTGCTCACAGAGACCGATTGCTTCCGACCGTCGAAGGGGAAGTAGCTCTCGATGGATTCGACGACGTTCTTCTTGAGAGCGTCGAAAGGAGTGCCCGTAGGGAGGTCAGCCATTGCTCATCTCACCCTGCGCCCAGTGGAGGAACATCTCTCCGGGGCTCTACCCTCCGCGCAGACAGAAGGTTTTCGAGCCTACCGGTGACAAGTGGAGGGTACAGGAGGGACGCTCTAGAGGCAATGAAAAGGCCTGAGGGTTCCTCGGGATAAGAACCTGATGGAAGAAGACTCATCTCTCAATTCCAAAAGGAGCAACCACTCGTGAAACGCTTTCTCTACCTCTTCCTTAGTCTACTTTTCACTGAGGTTCTGCAGTGGCTGCGGGTAATTTGGGCTGACCATCTCTAGGAGAAGCCTTGGATCACGACTCCCCCGTCCGTGAAGCCTTCTGCTCCCACCTCTTCGCCAGCAACGGCGGGACCTTCAACGAGAAGGGGGAGCCGATCATCCACCCCATCACCAGCGAGGCAGAGCAGCTCACCTTCGAAGTCCGGAGCATGTGCTCCCACGCCTTCGACTGCGGCACCTGCCCCCTGTTCTCTCAGTGGGTGGAGGCCCGGATCGCACAGGGGTGGGTAGTCTCCTGGGAGTGCTGGGTGTGCTTGGAAGAGACCCGAGATGAGGACAAGAAGAACGGCGGTCGAAAACTGACCGCCCACTACAACTCGGGGCGAGACCCGTCGCGTGAACCCGACGACCCCAACTTTGATCCTGACCGCCCCGGCCTGACCGGCTGCACGAGGTGCGGGAAGGAGAGCTCTTTGCTGCAGCTTGTTCTTCGAAACCCCACAGGGAGAAGGAATGGATGACGTGTACACGAGGTGGCCATTCACCTCGCACGTAGAGGTAGCACAGCGGGCCCCAGAGGTGCCTTACGTACCCCCTGAGTTCCCGTATGTAGAGCCGCAGTACCTGAAGTGCTCATACTGCGACGAGGTCATTGAGTACGACGAGATCGCAATCAGCCTCATCATCGGTCGAGTGGGGAGGGGCCAGAAGAGTGGGCGCCCCATGATCCTCGATGACAAAGAGCTGACCAACCCTATCCCGGATCTTCATCTGGATTGCCTACCGTCCTACGCGATGGAAGAGAATCTTTGTGAGGGCTGGGATTACGACGAGGGGGAAATATGCAGAGGATGCGGAAGCGGAGTCCGCGTTGGTGGTGCTGACTACTGTCCGTTCTGTGGAGCCGAACTCCATGAGCGTGAATGAGGGAGAACAGATTTGGAAGCACGACGTAGTAGAAGTGGAGGAGGACCTCACCCAGAACTTCGTGAAGGTGACGGAGGGCTGGTACAGGAGGTTGCAGGTGCAGAATGCTCCGTTGGAACTTCAGCACGCGGTTTGGGAAGTTCACACGCTGCTGAAGCAGGCTGTAGACCGTCTTGGGACGTTGGAACCTTGGTTCCCCCCGGACACAGGAACCCGTGAATGAGGCGGGGGAAACCCCGCCTGCTGTTAGCCCTCAACTACCCTACAGGAGCGGCACGGCGGCTGGGCTTCTGCTCCGGCAGCGGGCTCTGAGAGGCGTCGAGCGGGTTCGCCTGGCTGCCCTGCTGCGAGCGGATGATGTTGATGACCAGCATGTAGAGCTGCGGATTGGACGCCTGCATCCGCGAGAGCTCCATCATCTTGGTCATCTGGTCCATGTCCTCAAGAGCGTTGGCAGCACGCTTGGCGAGGTAGAGGAGGTTGGCTCCCCCTCCCTTCATCCCCATGGTCAGGGGGCTGGCGGCCTCAGTGGGGATGCCGTCCGTAGGTGCTTCCTGGGCGTTCTCCATGGAGACGGTCGAGCCCTGCGGCATCGCGGGATCAACCTGCTGTCCAGGAAGCATCTCTCCCTCTTGGCCACCAGCCCCAGGCGCACCTTCTGCGCCAGGCGGACCGGCAGGTGCAGCGCCTGCGGCCCCTTCTGCACCAGGAGCTCCTCCGGGAGGAGCCGCACCGGGCATCATGCCAGCCTCTGCCTGGGCCTCCATCTGAGCCTTGGTGGTGAGCTTCACCACCTCTGCCTGGACGGACGCCTGAGCGAGCTGCATCTTCCGCTGGGTCTCAAGCTGCTGGTCCATCTCCGACTTGATCCGCTCCTTCTCGACCACCGGATCCTGATCGACCTCTTGCAGGAGAGTCGTGTCGGAGATCTTCTGAGCCTGGTTCAACTGGAAGAAGAGGTTGGCCCTCTGCAGATCGTCGGCCATCTTGAACCGACGCATGTGGGCTGACGTCTGCGGCCAGTCCATGTAGTTCGCGATGCGACGGATCACGAACTGGTTCAGCATGTTCTCGTGGTCGATGCGGTAGCCGAGGAAGCTGTTCTCCAGCATCCGCATCGAGACGTTGCTGCCGCTGTACTGCATCCCGCCGAAGACGAACTCCTGAGGCACGCCCATGCCGGCGATGATCTGCTCCGACCAGACCCTCATCTCCTCGTTCAGCATCAGCGCCTTGCCGTCGCCTCCGATGCTCTCCTGGCCGATGGGCAGCGGCAGGATGGGGATGTAGTTCGAGTCGTACTTCCACTTCGCGATCTCACCCTCGATGCGGGTCTTCCACGCCTCCAGGGAGATGGTGGTGTACGGATCGGAGCTCGCACTGCCGGCCTGGGGGAAGAGCAGCCGCAGAGGAACGATGTGCTCCTGGGCGATGGCCTCCTGAGCCTTGCGCAGGATCTGCAGGTAGAAGGTGTCCTTGAGGACGGGGAAGATCAGCGGCATGCCCCATCCCTCATCCTTCTGAGAGATGATGGGCCGCTTCATCACGAAGACGTTCTCGGGGGCGAAGGCGATGAACTTGTTCCGCCGCATCGCCTCGATGAAGATGTCCGGGATGGTGTCGAGGACGTTCTTCTTCCCCAGCAGCACGTCGTTGCGAGTCTGAAGCGGGAGCTCGAAGGTGTACGTGGGATCCGACCCAGCGAACCCAGGGTCGACGTTGACGTACTCCGGGTTCCACCGCTGCAGCCGAATCCGCTGCGGGTCCTTCTCGTAGTAGTCCTGGACCTTGGCCGGACCGACGTGGTGGCACTTCGGGCACTCGATGACGTAGTCGAGGTTCCTCCACTTGTAGAAGATCTTGGAGGCCTTCTCCTTGTAGCCGCACGAACGGCAGATGAGGTTCTTCGTGAACGGGAAGTGGATGGTGGTGATGCACATCCCGTAGGTGAAGTAGTCGAGACCGCACTCGATCTGGAAGGCTCGGTACCGCAGGTGCTGCCCGAGCATCGTCTCCCACTTCTCCTTGATGTCGGGGTTCTTCTCGTCCATCACGATCTCTGTGATGGGGTACTCCGACATCTTGTGGATGACGGTGTTGATGAGGGGGTTGACGAGGTAGTAGTACCGGCACCACCGCAGCAGCGCCTTGACGGAAGGCGGCAGGTAGGTGTGGCCGATGTCGAAGAAGGGAGACGGGTAGCGGACTCCGCTCCGACTCATGCCATCGGCAGTGCGCCCCCGGTTTCCCGAGAAGCGTGACGTACCACCGAGGCCTAGAGCTACGTTGTCGAAGCTCACGAGAACTCCCTACTGCTGCGGCACAGGTGCGGGTGCGGGTGCAGCGGCCGGCTGAGCAGGTGCCTGCTCCGGTTGCTGTGCAACGGGCTTCTTGCGAGGAGACACAACCCTGGCTGCTCGACCAGCGATGTACTCTCCTCCGATACCAGCAGCGGTGCCGCCGATGAGGCTCTTCGCAAGATTCGGAGAAGCCCCTCCAGCAAGACCAGCCACAGTCCCACCAGCCAGACCTGCCAACCTCTCCGTCCGTGTCCGACCCTGACCTGTCGGATCCTCCTTGGCAACTGCTCCAGGAAGCATCATGGCAGAGCCACCAACGGTCAGCGCCTTACCGCCCGGAAGCATCCGAGCAATACGGCCTTGGCCCATGCCCCACCAGTTCCCACTCTCATGCCAACCCTTCTGAACCAGATTGCCAGCTCCCTTGGCGGTGTGGACGATGGCGTTGCCAACGTTCTGCTGGAAGCCCGCGATCTTCTCCAGCTCATCTGCAAACGCCGCGATGGTGATGGGACTCAAAGCGGAACTACTGACGCTGGCGGTCTTCTCCCCGTGGTGACCGGTTCCGAGCACCACCTTTCCATCAACCTTGTGCCAGTCATGCCCGTTCGCACAACGAAGGTTCCCGATACGGCAGCGACAGGAGGAGATGGCAAACTCTCCGCACTCAGGGCATGGCCCGCGATCTTCGTAGGGGTGGCTCATACGCCGGCTCCCAGCCAGGACTTGAACCCTGTGAGTTGGTCCGCGAGCTGACGCCGGCGGATGTTCATGTAGTCCCTGGCGGCCAAGAGCTTCTCGATCTGAATGTCGGCCGCGTTGTTCTCTTCCACAGGCACGTCAGCCATCGGCTTGGTCTTGGCCTTCTCCCACTTCTCCGACACCACGTCCGGGTCGTACTTCAAGAGCAGGGACATGTTGCGCCCCTTCCCTTGGTCAAGAGCTTCTTGGGAGGGAGCCATCGACAGGCCCTGCTCCGGGGAGAACCTCTTGGTGCAGGTAGAGCAGAGGCCATCGCTGAAGAGGGCGCTCTCCTCGTTCCCGCAGTCGTTGCAGTGGTAGAAGGGTTGGCTCACCTCCATCTGCACGAAGTCGAGAGGCGGAGGGACGAGACAGACGTCCTCGTGAAGAACCGCAGCCGCGATGTAGAGCTTCACCTCTTGGGAGAAGTCCATCGCCCGAAGGTGGTCCATGATGTCGATGCCGGCGAAGAGCTGCTCCAGGCTGGGGGCCTGCATCAGGTCGAAGCGGGGGATGTTGTTGTTCAACCCCTGGATGATCTTCTCGAAGACCTGCCAGTGCTCCCAGGGGCCGTTGGCGACGTGAAGGGTGCGCAGGGTTTGCAGCTTGGCCCGCGTGAGCTCGGAGACCGGGGACTCAAAGGTCCGCTGGATCTCCGACCACAGCGTCTCCGGTTCCCACAGCAGCCACTCCAACTTGAAGGCCCGGAGCATGGCGAAGTCGAGGACGATGGGGTGGGTGTCGTGGTGGGTGAGGAAGTTCTTGAGCGTGATGGGCACCCCGGTGTCAGGGTCCGCACGCAGGAGTTCCTTCTCCGTCTCGGAGTTCTCAGAGGGGGCTGTTGGAGCAGCCCCTCTCATTGTGGCAAGGAACCGCTCCTCTGGTGTTTCCACGAAACACCCCTAGACGGACATGCGTCCAGCGTTGGGGTTAGCCCGGTTCCTCGCCATGACCTCCGCGATGCGAGCCTTGCGGGCGGCCTCTGCATCGCGGCCAGCCGTGGCACCAAGGTTCCTCACTGTAGAAGGACCCAGTGAATGCGCCCCCTGGGAGACGCGGGCAGCTCCGGTCCCCACAGCTTGCATCCCCTTCTCAGCAAGGCTGAGCATCGCTCGCCCACTCTGAGCGGTCTTGGAGGCGCTCTGCTTCACCAAATACTGCAAGGCGATGTGCAAGGGATCAGCCGAGCCCCGCTTGATCAGGTGCTTCGCCAGGTGAGCTGCAGAGGGGGCGGCCAGAACGCCAAGCCCACCCAGTTCAGCAGCGTGCTCGCCCTTCTCTGACATCTTCTTCCCACGCATCTTCTGGATGGTGGGAGCTGCCAGGATGCCGAGGCCACCAACCTCGGCAGCATGAGTAGCGAGATCGCCCCAGCCCGCGATCTTCTCCAGCTCATCCTTGAATGCAACGTAAGAGACCGCGTTCATGAGGGTTCCTCAGTTCGTGGGCATGGCGTCGAACTCGCCGCTGGCGAGTCGGGAAAGAATCACCTTCGAGTCGTCAGGCAGGGACTCGAAGACGGTGATGGGATCCTTCTGGAACCCGTTCACGATCTCGTGGCTGAAGTACTTCATCAACAGCTTCCGGCCCTCGCGGGCCAGCTTCTGGATCTGGTCCTGGTTGACGGTGTCGCCGACTCGACCCGTCCACCGCCAGGCAGCCGCAGCCTGCTTCTCGTTCATGCCGCCGAACGTGGCGAGGTAGGGATCGAAGATGGTCCCGTTGCCGTAGTACCAGTTCAGGCCGGCGACAGTGTCGGCCTGCTTCAGGAGCTCGGCGAAGGTCTCGGGCTCGATGCTCGACCTCTTCTCCTTCAGCGTGTCGAACATCGGGTGGTGCTCGCGGTCGCAGTTCGCCTTGCGGGCCGAGAGGTGGGCCTCCACGTCAGGGGAGTACTCCGTGGAGCCGTAGCGGTTCAGCATCTCCGAAGAGGCGATGCCCAGCTCCTCCGCACGGGCCGCCGTCTTCACCGCGTACTGGTGGCGGTCAGAGGGGTCCATGTTGACCCAGTTCTCGTCGAAGTACTGCACGGCCTTCACCACGTCGCCGTAGCTGTCGAGAGAGTAGCGCCCATCGAGCGCCGTCTTCTCGGCCTGCCGCTGGTAGAGAAAGGTGTCGGCCTGCTTCCCCGACACGTCCACCATGTTGGCCACCTTCGGCCAGTCCGTGCTCTCCCGGTTCTCGCCGGTGATCTCCGCCCCGGGGCCGTCGCTGGGCTTCTTGTTGACCGGCGGCTTGGGGCTCTGGTCCTTCGTGTTCAGCTTGGCGGGGTTCTTGGAAGAAGGAGGGTTGTCCTTCTTGTCGTCGGCGAGAGACAAGCCTCCCTCACCAGCGACTCCGGCCGTCTTCATCTGGTTGGCCGTGGGGATGACGCGACCGGAGTCAGCACCGCCCCGGATCGAGACAAGGTTGGTGCGGGCCGCCCAGTCGGCCTCATCACCGACCAAGGGCTGCAGGCCGGGGTCTCGCTGCTTCCCCACGCCGCTGGTCGCCGGCTTCTTGGGCCCATCCTCCGCCGCCATCTTGATGAAGGGGGTGGGCTCCAGGCCGAACTCGGCGCAGAAGGACGCCAGGTTCGTGGCCGCCACCTTGATGGCTTCGGCCGGAAGCTTGTCCGCGTTCTGCTCGAAGTAGACAGCGGAGAGGATGGTGTTCCCCTCGTCCACACACGCGAACTTGCGGAAGGTTTTCCCCTCGTCCCGGAGGATCAGAGCGTAGGCCTCGTTCCGAAGAACGTCGTGCTCCTCAGGGGTGAGGATGTGGGCCGTCTTGATGCTCTCGGGGAGCTCGGCGGCAGTCGGGAACGCACGCTTGAGACCAGCACCGTTGGGGTCGTCGTAGAAATCCAGCACCACACCGGCGGTCTTCATGGACAACTCCTCGGCTGAGGGAGGGCACAGCGGCGATGCTTGCGAGTGTAGGGCCTGACTCCCCCTCTGGCAAGACGCTTTCCTTATTCGGAATAAGGTTTTGGCAGCACAACGTTAGAACTCGGAGGGTTCATGTCTGCTCCGCAGTACCAGTATGCCCCGGTCCCTGTACCGGCTGTTGAAAGGCCCCGTTGTTGGGGCCTGTCGTTCGATGAAACGAATCGTGAGTGCCGAGGTTGTCAGGTTCAAGGGACGTGCAGAGACGAGGTGTTCAAGAAGCACGCAGCCCAACAGCGGCCGTACTACGGGGCTCCCAGCTATGCGTTGCCGCAAGCTCCGATTCCTCTCCCGTACCAGCCGCCCGTAGCTGCTCCAGCGCCAAGAGCGGTGCCGGTGCCGTATCAAGCAGCCCCAGGTCAGCAGTCGGTGATCCCGGCGTATGGGTATGGGTCAACCTGGGATCCCATCACCCCGCAGTTGTACGCGGCTCCTCCGGTGCATCGAGTGCAGATGCCGGGTGAGACGTTCATGGAGCGCATGTTCAAGAACGTGGCTCTCGGCATGTTGGAAGCGTTTGCCATAAATCTGGTTCTTGGTGTTCGGCAAGCAGTATGGGCGCCGAAGAAAGACCCAGAGAGGCTGGTAGACGCCACCCGAGTGGAGAAGTAGAAAGGCAGGTGCCCTGCTTCGGCGGGGCACCTGCTCTACCTGAGGACCTGATGAACCTGTCTTTCATGCGCAAAGAAGCCAACAAGGCATACGTTGCAGAACGCCTCTGGCTGCCGAAGGACCTTCTTCGCCCAGGTCCTGTCCAGAGAGCTTTGGAGTTCACGGTCTCCGGTGCAAAGGGGACTCAGGTCTTGATGAAGATGTGGGACGAGTCTTCTCACCACATCGTTTGCCCAAGAGAGTTTCTTCCGGCGACTCAGTACCCGAGGTTCCCATTCCCTTTCGTAGACCTCAGACCTGAGTTCGAGAAGGCGGAGTTTGAAGACCTGGTTGTTCCCCGAGACGCAGATCAAGAGAGGGCCTGGCAGGCTCTTGTCTTGAACGACAACGGCATCCTCAACATGGGGTGCGGGAAAGGGAAGACCCGTCTCGGCATCAAGAAGATCGCCAACCACAGGACTCCCACCCTGGTTGTGGTCCCGGACTCCGGGATCTTGGAGCAGTGGATCGAGTCCATCAACGGGAACCGGGTGAAGGGGGTCAAACCCAGCATCCGGTTCAACGGCAAGATGGGGCTGATTCAGGGGACCACCTTCGACTGGAAGCGCCCGCTTACCTTAGCTCTCGTCACCACTCTCTGGCAGAAGATCGAGAAGGGCCTCATCCCGGAGGAGATGTTCCGCTACTTCGGGCTGGTGGTGTGGGACGAATGCCACCTCATCGGGGCTCCCAAGTTCTCCCTCACCGCCTACCCGTTCTACGGGAACAGGCTTGGGCTGACTGCTACAGTCCAACGGGAGGACGGTCTCGACCCCATCTACCGCTACCACCTGGGCGAACCCTTCTACTCGGACCTCACCCAGGACCTGACTCCCCGCATCTACTTCCAGAACACGGCAGCGGACTTCGACTGGGAGAGGGCGAAGAACGTGAAGAGGGAGACGAACATCTCCGTCCTCCGCACCATCCTGGGCAGGGATCAGTTGGCCAACCGCATCCGGTACTTCGCCATCAAGGATGCCTTGGAGAAGGGCAGGAAGGTGCTCTGCCTGTCCCACTCCAGGAACCAGCTCCGCCTCTTCCACGCCATGTTCCCCGGCTCTGGCCTCATCATGAAGGAGACGGAAGAGCGGATGGAGGAGCTGAGGGGTCATCAGGTCTGCTTTGCGATTGCAAAGCTGGGCTCGCAGGGCGTAGATGACGACCGCTTGGACACGCTCTTCTGGCTCTCTCCTTTCAGGTCCAAGAACGCCATGCAGCAGTCGATGGGCCGCATCCAACGGCGGCACCCCGACAAGAAGCACCCCGTGATGGTCGTGTTCGACGACAAGCGGGTCCCGCCTCTGCACAGGCTGTGCAACAGGCTCAAGCAGTTGCTGAAGGAGTGGAACTTCGACTTCGAAGTCCTGCTACCCTCCGGCGTCCCACCCCAACTCCCACCCCAGGTGCAAGAAGCCTATGAACGAATCGAACGAGACCTCGTCGAAGAAGACATCGAGGACGCTGAAGACGACCGAAGCCGGTGAGCGCATCGTCAAAGAACTGCAGGAGACCTTCGGCATCGTCGCCAAGAACCTCTGCGTTCTGACCATCGGGCCTGAGCAGCTCATCGGAGAGGTCGACGCAGACCTGTACCCGAACCTGGTCGGCGTGCCTGTTCAGATGGAGCGGCCCATCCGCTACCTCCGCATCCAGCAGGTTGCTCGCAATGAGCGAGGCGAGCCGGCTGGGATGCAGATCCAGTACATGCTGGGCGACCTGGACATGATGACCGGAGGTGAGGTCACGGTTCAGGCCGGAGTCGGCTACTACATCCGCTGGCTCAACGAGCAGTCCACGGAGAACTACCTGGCCATGCTCCAGCAGTTCCTCCGGGGCAAGGATGCGGCTCAGAAGGCCGAGAGGACCCGAGCTTCGGGTCTGGTTCTCCCCACGGAGAAGGACGTTCTCCCCTTCCGCCGGCAGTAGCTCATGGAGCTACGGACTCCGCTTGATGTAGTCCCTCTTCGGGATGACGACTATGCCAAGCTCTATGACCTATCGAACGATCTCCAAGAGGAGATTGAGGCGATGCACGTAGAGGATGGGGAGGTGACGGAAGGATCCAGCGGTCCCGAAGTTCAAGAAGTGCTGGCTGCCCTACGCACATGGCTGACCGAACTGAATGTGCCAAGGAGCAGACTCGACGATATGCGGATGCTGCAAATCGCGCAGGATGAGCTACGACGGGCCGGAGCCAAGTGGCTTCGCCATGTCGAGGGAAAGGGCCAGTGACCGAGACCACCGCAGCACCTAAGAAGAAGGTTCGGGGCAAAGCCCGAAAGGACGACACCCCGACACCTCTTCACGCTTTCCAAGGGACCAAGAAGGAGCAACTGCAGCAGCTCTACAACCAGTGGTTCGGCTGCACTCGTTGCACCCTCTGCACCCTCAAGACAGACCCGACGAAGTCAGACATCGTCTTCGGTGAAGGCAACCCCGACACCGCAGACATCCTGATCATCGGGGAGGCTCCCGGTGAGGAAGAGGAGGCGACCTCTGTGCCCTTCGTGGGCAACAGCGGTCAACTCCTCAACCAGATCTTGGCGATGACCTCCGACGACCCCGCCATCCGGGCCTTCTACGAGCAGTACTCGAAGATGCCTCGGACGGGGAAGAAGGGGGAGGAGGCGAAGAACCACTTCCACAAGCAGATCATCGACTGGAGGTACGAGAGGTTCTTCGTCACCAACGCGGTGGCCTGCCGACCTCCAGAGAACCGCACCCCCTTCCCGGACGAGCTGAAGGCTTGCCGGGAGAGGCTGATGAACATCCTCTACATCCTGGACCCGCTGATCGTCATCGCCTGCGGGAACTCAGCCCTCACCACGCTGTTCCGTTCGGTCTCGGTGAAGATCACCCAGATGCGAGGGAACGTGTACGACGGCCGCTTCGATGGTCGCTTCGGGACCATCACCTATCCGGTGTTCCCCATCTACCACCCCAGCTACCTCCTTCGAAAGGCCGACTGGAACTCGAAGAACGGTGACTGGGCCAAGACGGTGGACGACGTGAGGAAGGCGCTGCGAGTCGCAGACTTCCTTCGCCACCACTACCACGGCACCCCCATCCCCCAGAGGTAGCAATGAAGACCGATGCACAGATCGCAGTCGAGGCATTCGACGCAGCAGACCAGGCCTACAAGCAGTACGAGACGCTGCTCTCTTCGGGCAACGTCATTCTGGCCATGTTCGAGGGTCAAGACCTGCAGCACCTCGACCCGGCCAAGCTGGTCCTGCAGTACCAGATGATCTGGGCCAAGGCCCGAGAGCTTCTGGAGGACCGCAACGCGAAGCTGAAGTCGGCCAAGGACGCACTGCGGCAGGCCGTGGTCTTGGGCCCCACGCAGCGGCGCGGGCCCGATGGGAAGGCCACGATCATCGAGCAGGGAGACTTCAAGGTCTCGTCGGTGACCAGCCGCTCCTTCAACACCGAGTTCCTCCTCCACCTGCTGGAGAAGAACGGGAAGCTGGAAGAGGTGAAGGGTCGAACGAAGCGGCTCAAGGATGGGGACACCGTTCACATCCTCCGACAGGAGTGGGTCGTGGAGTACGAGGACATCCTGTCCTTCCTCAAGGCCAACCAACTCAAGGAGGTCATCGACGGGGCCTACGCTGAGTACGAGAAGACTCCTGCCGTGACTGGGCCGAAGGAGCTGGCCTTCCTGGGGGACAAGAAGACGGAGAAGTGATGGAACTGCCGAAGTGGTCAGCAAGCTTCGTGTTGGCAATCAAGGGCCAGCCCGACGAGAGCTACACCTACCTTGGAGAATTACCGAGAGAGTACGTGGACGAGTTCGAGAAGATCATCGGCAACAGCTTGGCGAAGGTTTCGGTCTCGATGGACATGGGCATCAAGGACTTCGGCACGGGCGGATCCGCCATGTGTTCCGTGACCTTGAGCTGCAACCAGGACCAGGCCTCGATCAACCGTGCTGCGGAGCTTGCAGCCGGAGCGGCAAAGTGGTTCGCTTCGAAGTACCGGGCGGAGGCTGATGGGGAGATTCAGAAGATCCTCGCCAGCCGTCAACCAGCCCTGCCCTCCAACCCCAACTACGGATAGCCCATGCAACGTGGAGGCGGTCAGCCCAGGTTCAATGGAGTGGCGGTGGGAGAGCTGTCAGTCGACCTTCTCGGCCCTTCCATTCGGGTGACAGGCATCTACGCCTTCACGAACGTGGAGACGGGTGAGCGGTTCGGTCGAGGGACCAAGGAAGGCGGCTGGTCGGAGCAGACCATGACCGCCTTCCTTGCGTTCCTGGCCGCAGCAGAGAACGACATCTGTCACGACGTGTTCGAGGAAGGCAGCGAGCCTGCACCGGGCTCGACTGTGGACGTTGAACTCGCAGGAGACGGCGTTCCAGGGATGTAGCAAGCCTTGCTGGAACATCGGCATAAGGCTCTGCACCCCTTCCTTAGGTATGGGGCAATGACTTCACCATGATCGGAGGTTTGAGTGCCGCAGAACAACCTTGAACTCGCCCTGCTTACCCGCGTCATCGACGACAAGGACTTTGCCTCTCTGGAGAAGGCTCAGGTCACCAAGGAGTTCTTCACCAACCCAGAGGCTGTGGCTCTCTTCGAGTACATCCGAAGCGTGTACCACGGCGCTACAACCAGCGGACAAATTCCAAGCAGGGAGATGGCCTCACTGAATCTCCCAGGGTTCTACCCCTTCGCATCCTTCGATGGGGTACCAGTCCTGGCAGACCAGCTTCGGAAAGAGAGGATCAAGCTCGACCTTCTCTCCCTCTCTCAAGACGTGCAGGCATTGGCCGAGCACGACCCCATGGCAGCCCTGGCGCTGCTGAAGTCGAAGACATCCATCATCTCCACCCTCGAAGAGAGCGGGGATGAGATGTCGATGGCTGGGGCACACGACCTGTTGCGTCAGAACTACAACAGGGTCTCGCAGATGGATGGCTTGCTGGGACTTCCGTTCCCATGGGCCGCCGTCAACGACGAGACGCAGGGCATGCAGAACGGCCAGTTCATCGTGCTGTACGGACGGCCGAAGTCGATGAAGAGCTGGATCGCCATCTGGATGGCGGTCTACCTCTACAAGTACTCCCGGAAGCGGGTGTTGTTCTACACCCGAGAGATGCCACCGAGGCAGGTCATCCAGCGTGCTGCTTGCGCTATGACCCGGGTGGACTACAAGAACTTCTGCCAGGGCCGCTTGCAAGAGGTGATCAAGGACCACGTCTTCGACACCATGGCGGACCTGAAGAACGACGAGCTGATGGCTCAGAAGCACCAGCCCGCCCTCTTGGTGGTCTCGGACCGCAAGAAGGGCAGCAAGGGGGATGGTGGTGGCGTTGGTTGGCTGGCTCAGAAGGTCAGGGACTTCCACCCGGACATCGTGTTCGTGGACGGCATGTACCTGATGAAGGACGACCGCACCAACTCCCGCAGCATCGACTGGAAGAACGTGGCCCACATCTCTCAGGACCTGAAGATGATGGCTGGCGACTTCGACATCCCTCTCGTGGGAGTCACCCAGGCGAACCGTGGTGCTGAGAAGTCGAAGGGAGAGGACCTCACGGAGCTCTCCTACGCCGACGCTCTTGGACAGGACGCTGACGCAGTGTTCCGTGTGTCCAAGAAGAAGGTGATCGACGAGGCCACGAAGCAGCAGAACATCGAGATCACTCTCACCGCCCCAGGGCTCCGCGAAGGCAACTTCGACGGCATCGTCTTGAGGGCTCACCCCGCCACGCACTTCGAGTTCCTTCGAGTGCTGAAGGGCGAAGAGGAGAAGGAGGGGTACGGAGACAAGAACAAGCAGTTCCGCCGTACCTTCGTTGACCCACGCATCCCAGCGCCAAGAGGACCGTAAGGAGGCTCGTTGCGCGATCACATCTTAGCCCTCCTCCGGAAGCACCTCCCCGCCACCCTCCGGCCGTCAGGGCAGTCGAACGTCCTGACGAAGTGCCCCTTCCACAAGGGCGGTGAAGAACGGAAGCCGTCGTTCTCCATCAACATCGACCTGGGGGTTTTCAACTGCTTCACCTGCCACAAGACGGGGACCATCCGGACCCTGATGAGGGACCTGAACCTCCCTCGTTCAACCATCGACTCCGAGCTGGCAGTCATCCAACCGGCCATGGAGCGGCAGGCCCAGCTCAACAAGTTCATGAAGGAGCACGCGTTCTCCAACCGCGACCCCTTTCTGGCCGAGTACATCCTCCCTGAGTCCCTGCTCGGGGTGTACGACTGGTGCCCCCAGATTCTGGTGGACCAGGGCTTCGACGTGGGGGTGTTGAAGAAGCTCGACGTGGGGTACGATAAGCGCAACAACCGCATCACGTATCCCATCCGAGACCTCTATGGAAACCTGGCCGGCTTCTCTGGAGGCGTCACCCCTTGGTCGGACCAGCAGTTCCCGAAGTACAAGGTCTACGAAGGTCGCCGGAAGGGCTTCAACGGCAAGTGGATCTCCAGCGACTTCGGGGAATGGTTCGATGAGAAACACCCCGACTACCATTTCGAGAACCACGATTTCTTGTGGAACTACGATGTGGTATTTGCAGCAGTCATCGCGGCGGCAGATGCCAACACCAGGGTCTACGTCGTGGAAGGGTTCAAGGCCTGCCTCTGGATGATCCAGAACGGGTTCGAGAACACGGTCGCCTTGATGGGCAGCTACATCAGCGACCGGCAGCAGCAGATGCTTCACCGGCTCGGTTGCACCGCAGTGCTGTGTTTGGACAACGATACGGCGGGAAGAAACGCCACCCTCCGTATCGGGGACCTTCTCTGGAGACCGCTGTACGGGAGGGTCTTGGTGATGCAGTACCCGCAGGACGCAGAGGAAGAGGAGTCGCAGCCAGATGACTACGAGCCGTGGTTGTTGAAAGAGATGGAAAGGAGCAGCAAGCCGTACCTGAGCTACATCAACTCTCGCAGAAATGGCCATTACCAATAGGGAGCCGCAACAATGACCGCAGGATACCGAAGCAGTGATTTCCGCCGCAGCGTCCAGAACGACACCAAGAAGAAGCCGGGGGGTTTCAACAAGAGGGCCTTCTACGAGAAGATCTGGCTGGAGAAGGAGCACGTCCTTCCCATGCTTCTCGTCCCGGGTGCCTACAAGGACCTGAACCCGAACCCCCGCCCCGAAGACCTCGTGCTCGACCTGGCCACCAACACCATGGTGGTGAAGTCGACCCCGTACTACAAGTTCCAGAAGCACAAGCGGAAGATCTTCAAGAACGGCAAGGAGCGGTTCATCGAGGAGGTTTGCAGTGCTGGCCCTGACCAGCACAACCCCCAACCGTGTGCTCCGTGTGCCGCCAGCGACGCCGGCGACAAGAGCATCACCACCTACGATGGGTTCGCGATCACCATCGTCCACCTGGCGTACTACCACGGTCACCCGATGGTGGACCGCCAGTCCGGTGGGTTCATCCAGAAGCAGCAGGACCGGTCCCTGGTCATCGTCTACGACGAGTGCGAGGGCCGCACCTGCAACTTCTGCCGCGTCCTGCAGGGCCATCCTCCCGTCCTGGAGCAGGGCGAGACCTGGCCGCAGTACCCGCAGGGAACCATCTCCACGATCTTCGGTCGCCGTCGCTACATGGACGTGGGAAAGAACCACCTCCAGGACATCCTGGGATGGAACGACACGCTCGGGAAGCTCTGCGGGAACTGCCGGTCGGAGGTCATCGTCGATGGCTTCACCTGCGACTTCTGCAAGAACATGGTCATCGACCTGAGCACGGACACCCGCTCCGAAGAGGACATCCGGAAGCTCATCGCCAACCCGCACCCCTGCATGCAGTGCGGTCGCCACACGATGCTGCAAGAGGTCGTGGGCTGCCAGACCTGCGAGTCGCAGGGACGGACGGTTCGTCCCATCGGGGTCTTCAACACGGTGGTCTTCGGCACGAAGCAGGGTGAGGGAACGGGAAGCCACCTGACCCTTGGGCCCCGGCAGTTCGCAACCCTGGAGGAGTTCGGTCGCACCATCGACCCGGGCTTCTTCGGAGGCAAGACGTTCGAGCAGTACATCACCGAGCTCGCAGTCCCCTACGAGTTCGACAAGCTGCTCGCACCGCACACCCCCGCAGAGCAGGCGAAGAACATGGAGCTCGCGGGACCGCAGCAGGGCGGTCCTGCTCAGGGTCAGTGGCCCGCTCCGGGTCAGGGCTATGCTCAGCCTCCTCCGGTCGGGGCGTATCCCCCGCCTCAGCAGCCGGCTGGCTACCCGCCCCCGCAGTACCCTGCACCCGCTCCGTACGCTCCGGCTCCTGCCGCTGCGCCGGCGCCCGGGTTCCCGCCTCCTCCCCGAGGCCCGAACTTCAGCTAGGTCGTAGCACCGCAGTCCTCACTAGCCCCCGGTCAGCAATGGCCGGGGGTTTTTCACGGGAGCACCATGAGCTTCAGCTTCGACATCAGCATTCCGAGAGGGCATTGGGTCGATACTGAGAGTGAAGCAAGAAGATGGTTGGCGAAGTTCCTGGAGACCCACCTGAAGAACGAAGGGCTCGGGTTGGACACTGAGACCACTGGCCTCCACAAGTTCAACGACCGCATCATCGTGTGGTCGCTGTCGGACGGGGAAGACCGCATCTGTCTCCCGGCGTCCATGATCCCCGTCTTCAAGGAGCCCCTGCTGGAGAACCCGGACATCAACTTCGACTTCACTCGTGCGAAGTTCGATGCCCACATGTTCGCCAACATGGGCGTGGACCTCTCCAAGGCAGGTGACTGGAGAAGCACCGACGTCCAGTCGTTCTTGCTGAACGAGAACAACACCGGACGCCACGGCTTGAAGGAGTGCATCGTCGACCACTTCGGTCGGGCGACCCCGACCTTCGAGCAGACCTTTGGCAAGGTCCCGCCGAAGAAGATCAACAAGCTCACCGGTCAGAACATGAACAAGACCGTGGGCGACATCCTGCGGGAGGCGTACACCGACCCAGGACCTCCGCCGGCAAAGGCTTTGGAGTACTCCACCGAAGCCACCGTCGCCGCCATCGACGCCCAGATCACGCTGTGGCAGGCGAAGCTGGACCTGTTCCGGAGGGCGGTCGACTACGCCAGCCTGGACGCCTACAACTCCACCTCCCTGCGGGCCTACTTCGACCAACGGTTGGAGGACGAGAAGATCTCCAGCAACTACACTCTCTGCGACTACTACTACGCCGTGGAGGTGCCGTTCACGAAGCTCCTGTGGAAGCTGGAGCGCCGGGGCATCACCGCCGACAAGGGCTACCTCGAAGCTCTTCGCGGGCCGATGGAAGAGAAGATGGTCTCCATCAACTGGGAGTTCAACCGAGAGGCTGGTCGCGAGATCAACCTCGACTCCACCAACGACGTGCGTTGGTTCTTCATCGAGCACCTGGGTCGAGAGACTCACAAGATGACGAAGGGCGGGGCCAAGGGCATCAAGCTTCCATCTGTCGATGCTGACACGCTCGATACCTGGGCTGGTCAGGGCGATGTCTGGGCCCGGAGGATGTTGGAGTACCGGACGTACTCCAAGATTCACGGCACGTACATCGTCGGGCTCGACAAGTGGATTGACCCCTTCTTCCGCATCCACACCTCCCTGAATCAGACCGGCGCTGTGACCATGCGCCTGTCCTCCAGTGAGCCCAACCTCCAGAACATCCCCCGTCCTGGAGACGACATCTTCAGGATCCGAGACGCCTTCATCCCCGGTGAAGGGATGGTCTTCATCGTAGCCGACTACGAGCAGTTGGAGATGCGCCTGATGGCGCACTTCTCCAGAGACCAGAAGATGATCGACGCCATCAAGAACGGCATCGACCTCCACTGTCTGACGGTCGCTGAGATGTACGGCATCCCCTACGACGATGTCATCGCTGCCAAGAAGGCGGACAAGGACGTCAAGAGCGGGAAGCGGAAGGAGCCCCTGACTGCCCGTGAGGAGGAGCTGCTGTTCTTCCGACAGGCTGCCAAGGCCACCGGGTTCGGCATCATCTACGGCATCGGCGGTCCCCACCTGGCAGCCAACCTCACCAAGGAGCTGAAGCGGCTGGTCACTCAGGAAGAAGGAATCCAGCTCATCCACAAGTGGTACGGGGTCTTCCCCGGTGTCAAGGCGTACATCGACTACACCAAGGACTTCCTCCTCAAGAAGGGCTTCGTCCAGACCCTCGTTGGCCGCTACCGGCGGTTCGGGGACCTGCGTGGCATGTCGAAGATGGATGCCTCTCGTGCAGAGCGGCAGTCCGTCAACAGCATCATCCAAGGCACCGCCTCCGACATCGCCAAGAGGGCGATGCTGAATGCGGAGGCCGATCCGGAGCTGAGGAGCCTTGGGGCTCAGATGCTCCTGCAGATCCACGACGAGCTGATCTTCGAGTGCCCTGACCGCCCCGAGGTCGTGAAGGCGGTGAAGGCTCGGGTGAAGTTCATCATGGAGAACCCGTTCAGCGAACCACTGCAGGTCCCCCTCCCCGCTGAGGTAGGTAGCGGCTACACCTGGAGCACCGCAAAGTGAGCATCGACAAGGTCATCAAGCCGGGACAGATCTTCGTCTTCGGTTCCAATCTGAAGGGCTACCACGGGGCCGGCGCTGCGGCGGAAGCCGTGGAGAAGTACGGGGCGGTGATGGGCATAGGGGAGGGTCTTCAGGGACACGCCTATGCCCTGCCAACGAAGGACGAGCGGCTGGTGACTCTTCCCCTCTACAAGATCGAAGAGCACGTTCACCGCTTCTTGGTCTACGCCGCCTCGTTCCCCAAGATGCAGTTCTTCGTGACCCGCGTGGGCTGCGGTCTTGCGGGCCTCACCGACGAACAGATGGGTCCCCTCTTCAAGGGAGCGCCATCGAACGTGGAGCTTCCGCACGGGTGGGGAACATGACGTTTGCCGAGCTGGTGGTCAGGGTTTCGGACCGTTCTGGGCTCCTTCAAAGCGAGGTCGCAACGGTCCTTCGGGCCCTCGCTTTCGAGGTCAAAAGGGCCTGTATTTACGAGTGCTTGGACGTGAAGATTCCAGGCCTCGGACGCTTCCGGAAGAAGTCGTATCGTGCTAGAAGAATGACGCTTCCGGACGGCACCGAAACGGCTGGTTTGGTCCAGACTCCGCCCGTCATCACCTTCAAGATGTCCCGAGGAAAGTAGCCCATGGACAAGTACGCGGTCGAGCTGGATGGGTCTCCGGAGAAGACGAAGACTGGGGCCGCAGGTGCTTCTTGCCCTCAGTGCGGCACCACCATCCGCACGCCGCAGTACTGCGACAAGTGTGGCACCGAACCGTGGGAGAAGCGTCCCACGGCTCCCCCTTCCAAGAAGTAAACCCTCACCACAGGAGCAGTGAATGGCGGCCAAGAAAAAGAAGGCTGAAGAGGAGGATTTGCCCAAGGTCAAGCGGAAGCCAGAGGACAAGGTGCCCTCTCACCGTGATCGCATCGACGCTCTGGAAGCCGATGTGAAGAAGGAGTTCCGAGGTCGGGCGGTGATGATGAACGCTTCCGACTACGTGCTCCCCTACTACTACAAGCGACTGCCCACAGGTCTTCCGACCTTGGACGTGGAGCTCAAGGGTGGGTGGCCGGCAGGCGGACTGAGCCAACTCATCGGTCGGAAGAACGCAGGCAAGACCGCTCTGATGTGGATGACCGTCCGTCAGCTCCAGGCATTCCTGGGCGAGAAGACACGGGTCCTCCTGGCAATGACCGAGATCCCCGCTGACCGAAAGCAGGGTCGGCTTCTGGGGGCTCAGATCTCGCTGGGCGATACCGACATCGAGATGATGAACGACGCCCGCAAGGCCGCTGGGTGGCCTCCCTTCACCAAGGAGGAGGTCGCCAACTTCAAGCATGAGGTCGGAACCATCAAGGAGATCCACGCTGAATCGGCGGAGGACTTCTACGACATCATCCTCCGGGCGGTTGAGGGGAACATGTTCCACCTGGTGGTCATCGACTCCATCGGCAACGCCCTGGCGGCTGCTGAGCAGGAGAACGAGTCCATCAAGGACAAGACCTACGGCGGCACCTCGGCCCCCAACACCACCTTCCTCAAGAAGCTCACCAACCTCCTGACCATGCGTACGGAGTGGGGAGAGCTTCGAGACACCTGCGTCCTGGGCATCAACCAGGTCCGGGACAACATCAAGGACCCCAACAAGAAGTACAAGGCCCCTGGCGGCAACTCTCTGGAGCACGCCAAGCTCGTTGACCTCTACGTCGAGAGCGGCGGCTTCATCGGTGGGGAGGAGTCCATCATGACTCCCGAGGGTCGGAAGAACCGCTGGAGAGCACACGGCAAGGAGGTGTTCTGGACCATCGAGAAGGGCAAGGCTGGCCTTCACGAGGGTGCCAAGGGGTCGTACGTCTACGACTTCGACACCAACAGCGTGAACTACTTCGCGGATGCCTTCGTCGCTGGCGTCATGAACGGCGTGGTGATCGCAGAGGGTGCGTGGATCGGCATCCCCGATCCCAATGACCCGGAGAAGTTCCTGATGCGGATTCAGGGACGGGAGAACTTCATCGCTGCCTTGGCGGCTGACTTCCAGGCCAAGGCGAACACGGATGAGATGTCCTACTTCGAGTTCATCCAAGACCAATGCTTCCGCCGCAACAACATCGTCCCCAACAACTGGGATGCGTGGAAGTAGCCATGCTCATGAAGTCCGCCATCCACATTGGGCACGTCAGCAACCACTCGGAGAGGGTTGTACCCTCCTCTGCCTTCGAGATCCTTCTCGTCGAGGTACAGATGCTGGCGAGAGCGTCTCAGCGGGACTTCGAGATCCTTCTCCAGCACAACCTCAAGAAGGATCTCTTCACCGTGGAGGTCTACAGCCAGGGCCTGAAGAAGGAGTTCGGCGGCACCGCCGACTCCTTCGCCGGGGCCATCCACAAGTGCATCATCACCCTCAGCACCTACCGGAGACTGCTAACCGATGAGTCAGCAAAGCAGCAATCGAAGAAAGAGCCGCCTCCAGGAACGAAGGGCGGCGAAAGACCTGGGCGGAAGGGAGCAGCCAGGAAGCGGGGCTCCCGCGTTCTACAAGGGTGACGTCCGGAAGCAGGGCGACATTCGGGTGGAGTGCAAGACCACCTCGGCCAAGAGCTACAGCCTCCACCTCTCCGATCTGGAGAAGATCAAGGTGGAGGCTCTCAAGGGCAACGACTCTGAGTGGGCCATGCAGGTGGAGTTCCAGGCGGCCACCGGGAAGAGGCGATTCGCCATCATCGACTGGCAGTCTTTCTTGGACCTTCGGAACTCCCAAGAGCTGCTGACGGGGATGATGAAGGACATCCAGGAGCCTTCCTACAGGGACGTGATGCCTCCGCGAAACACAGTGGCTGAGGAGAAGCTGAAGGAGCTGATCTTCGAGGCATGCACGACGGCAGCGGATGGCGGCTACCGCAGGTTCATGATGGAGACGGACATCGCTCAGGTGGCCGTCGGTCTCATGGACTACGCCGCTCAGTTGGCGCCCGCTGTCAATGCGGGGCTGACGGTGGAGCAGGTGATTCCCATCGTCGAGGCCTGGAGGAAAGAACATGGCGGATGACAAGGCCAAGTGCCCGTCGTGTGGCACGAACATGGAATACGTCATCAACGACGACATGGTGCGCTGCAAGAGCTGTACGTTCTTCATGCCTGCCAAGAACTGGCACAAGAAAAGGCAGGAGCCTAGATGAGTAGAGCCACCGTCATCCTCCACACCATCGAGCAGTGGCAGCAGCAGGATGAGGCCACTCGGGTCTTCGTTCTACGCAACATCAAGCTGAAGGACCGTCTTCACCGCTTCCTCTACGCCCAGAACGAGAAGGGTGGGCCGGATGTGAAGACGGCCACCTGGGTCCGCTGCTCGAAGTGCGCTGACAGCGAGTACCCCGGCTGGTTCCTCAAGGAACCTCGGTACGACGGCATCCACCCTTCTTCAATGGGCCACCCCTGTCTGCTGAAGGTCTACAACGAGATGATCGGGGCTCCGCAGGTGAAGAAGATTGAGCCACGAGTTCAGCTCATCTTCGACCTGGGCCACGCCGTCCACCACATGTTCCAGACCTACGGGCTCAAGGGGGCCTGGGGTCCGAGCTACAAGCAGGAGGTGGAGATCAGCGGCACCTACCAGAAGATCGCTGAGGACTTGATGCTGGAGGGACACGCTGACGCAGAGAACATCCTCGTCATCGACGAGCCCGGTGCTCCCATCTACGAGGTGGGGCTGGTCCACGAGTACAAGAGCATCAACTCCAACGGGTTCAAGGGCCTCACCAAGCCCAAACCAGAGCACAAGCAGCAAGCGATGCTGTACGCGAAGGCCCTGAACCGTCCGGTCGTCGTCTACCTGTACCTCAACAAGGACGACGCCAACCTCTCCGACTTCCCGGTCCAGTACAACCCCGAGGCGTGGGACCTCCTGGAGAGGAAGGCCCGCTACCTGAAGCAGCAGTACGACGCCGGTCAGCCCCCGAAAGGCGAGGTGGGCTTCCACTGCAACGACTGTCCCTTCGCGGCTACCTGCCCTGATCGGCTGGCCGCTCAACCCCGGAGAGCTCCATGAGCAACCACGGAAGTCTGGGCCGCATTGACCTGCAGTCCGCAGTCGAGTTCAACGAGCAGATCTCGAACAGCTTCAACCCCAGCCACTTCGCCATCCAGAACGTGGCGGCCATCGGGATCAAGTTCCCCGGCCTCCCCACCTCTGGCTACCAAGGAGAGATGCCACCCAACATCACCTCGCTGAATGACGAGGCGTTGGGCGTCCTCCTGGCTGACAGCAGTCAGTACGTCGGCTACATCGAGGTGGAGCTTGCCAAGGCGGAGGTGGAGATGAACGCCGCCCAGGCTGCTCTCGACTACGTGAGCGCCCGCATCCGTCTGACCCTTCGGGGCCTCAGCAAGGAAGAGACTGGGGGCCGCCTGTCGGAGAAGGACAAGACCGACATGGTGATCACCGAGCCCCGAGTCGTCGAGGCTCAGAAGAAGGCGGACTACTGGACCGCTGTCTACCGCATCCTTCGCGCCATCCGCGACCGTTCCCAGAGAGACTGGGAGAGCATCTCTCGCCGCATCACGCAGCGAGGGCAGGATATCCAGCGACAGGTCCGACAGGGTAGTGTCGCCGGCGCCCCGATGACTCCGCCTCAATGGCGGAAGAGGAATGGTGGGTGAGTGGAGGTCCCTGTGGAAGACGTGCCCCGCAAGCAAAGGAAAGACCTCATGATCGTAGGGTTCTTGGGTCAGAGCGAGTCCGGCAAGGACACTGCCTCTGACTACCTGGTGAAGAAGCACGACTTCGTGAAGATCGCTTTCGCGGATGTGATGAAGCGCATCGCGAAGGAGGTCTACGACTTCTCGGACAACCAGCTCTGGGGTCCGCAGGAGGAGAAGAACAAGCAGGACATGCGGTACCCCGTGGAGGGCAAGGGCTTCCTCTCTCCCCGCACGGCTCTCCAGTTCTTGGGCACCGAGGTGGGACGCGGCATCTGGGAGGACACCTGGGCAGCGTACACGCTGCGGGCAGCTAAGAAGGTTCTCGCTGGGGAGAGTTCCTACGACAAGGTGAAGGGGTTGCAGCCCAACTCCTTC